ATGATCCTTTTCCAAAGAAGATAAGAGATAAGGATACAATGCAGAAGTATCTTGATGCTGATGAGAAACTTTCCAATTCAAATTTGAAGATTGATTATTATGATACCATGCTTGTTTACATTGAAAGTATTTTAAAAGTAATTCAGAATAGAACATTTCAGATAAAGAATGCAATAGAGTTTATGAGATTCAATGCTGGACTAGGGTGATAAATACTTCTAGCATGATGAGTAGAAGTGACCAACGTTATTATACAAAAGTCAAACGAAGTATATTTAAAAATAAGAGCAGAACCTCATATTGAATATGAACTGAGAGACCACTTTACCTTTGAAGTAGAGGGTGCTAAGTTCATGCCTCAATATAGAAAAAGGAACTGGAATGGAGAAATACATTTATATGATTTAAGATCTAAGAAGATATATGTTGGTCTATTAGATAAGATAGTTTCATTTTGCGAAAGGCATGGATATACCTATAAGTTTGAAGATAATGATTATTATGGACCACCTTTTGAAGTAAATACTACTATATCAAAAGAAGGAGTAAAAGATTATATTAATTCTATTACTAAGATTAAACCTAGAGACTATCAGATAGAAGGTGTATGTGATTGTTTAAAACATAATAGAAGATTATTAGTTAGTCCTACTGCTTCAGGTAAATCTTTAATGATTTATTCTTTAGTAAGATACTATGTACATAAAGGAATGAAAATTCTTTTAGTTGTTCCTACTACTTCGCTTGTAGAACAGATGTATAAGGATTTTATAGAGTATGGTTGGGATGCTAAAAATCATTGTCATAGAATATATTCAGGGAGAGAAGTAACTAATACTAATGAAGTAACTATTACTACTTGGCAATCAGTATTTAGAATGGAAAAATCATTCTTTAAAGATTA